TTGAGAATGACAGAATATATTTGAGTCTTCTTTCCTGACAGTTGCTTTATTTTGACAATCTCAAGTTCCACGATGAATTTTTTTCTTTTTACAAAAGAACGAAGAAAAAGCGACAAGGCAAAAGAAAATGTCGAAAAAGATAACTTATAAGTGAATTTTTAACGGTTGACAGTCTCACATGAAAGGCTATCCTATATTTTACCATAAACGCATTATGGGAATCAGAAATAGAGAGGGCAGTCTGTACATGGCTACCGGGATCGACAACTCCGGCTTGTACGAAGGAAAACGCGAGGCTATGGGAATTATCAAGACTCTGGCAAGCGATATCACCTCTTTTGATATATTTGGCGGTATCGGTATCAGTGCGGCGACGGCGTTTGCGCAAGCGGCCAAGAGCTCGTATGAGTTTGAGAAGGAATTTCGCAAGAACATGCTGGAAGTGGCGACCATTTCCACTCAAGTAACGGATGATATGACCGGTTTCATGAATCAGGTCATGTCCATAACCCAAGAGATACCGATCAAGGCTCCGGAGGCCGCCAAGGCGTTATATAGCATTGTTTCCGCCGGACATGACGGGGCGGATGGCATGAAGATCCTAGAAGTTTCGGCTAAAGCTGCCGTGGGAGGGCTTACGGAAACCGAGACGGCAGCTGATGCTATTACAACGATCCTGAATGCTTATAAGATGTCTGCGGAGGAAGCCGGTACGGTCTCGGACCAGCTTTTTACAACCGTCCGGTTGGGTAAGACTACATTTGGCGAATTGGGAGCCTCCATAGCACAAGTTGCTCCTATTGCGGCTGCGTATGGGATTAGTATCGACCAAGTGTTGGGTGCTGTCGCTTCATTGACCAAGCAAGGAACGCCGACGGCGCAGGCTATGACACAGATCCGTGCCGCTATCCAAGGAACCGCCGGAGAACTTGGAGACGCCGCTTTCCAAGGTCGTACTTTCCAAGAGGCATTACAATTGATTTATGAGAAGGCTGGTGGTTCCGCTTCCAAGATGAAGGAAATGCTTGGCACGGATGAAGGCCTGGCCGCTACACTGGCTTTGACTGGAAAGAATGCAAAGGCGGCAGCAAATGATTTGGGAGAGTTGCAGGGCTCCTTGGGTGCGACAGAGGCTGCGTTTGAGAAGATGGCTGACGCCGCCGATAATCAGCTCACGTTGTTGGCGAATAATGTACAGGCTTATTTGCGCCCAATGGGAGAGAGGATATTGAAAGAGGTGTCAGATATCGCCAAGGCGTTTAATGAGGCTTTTGAGAACAATGATATCGAGGGGACGATATCGAGGGTTGAGGCATTGGTGAAAAATGCGGCGGGAGCGTTTCTTTCTTATAAAACAGCTATTTTGTTGGTTCAAGTGGCGCAACGATCTTATATCAAGACATCAGCTTTGAGCAGACTGGCGACGATTCAGCATACGACCGCAACCGCGCTGCTTACAGGTGCTTTGAAAAAACAGGCTGTCGCAATGTTGGCCGCCGGAAAAGCTGCCCTTGCGAATCCGTATGTCTTGGCCGTGGCGGGTGTTACGGCCCTTGGGTATGCGATCTTCAAGCTCGCGACACAGGCGACGGCATCAGAGAAGGCGTTGGATTCCCATAACAAGAGGGTCGCAGAGATGAAGGACTGGATAGAAGGCATGAGATCTCAAACGGATGAACTATTGAATGCTTTGCGCGACGATAACAAGTCCATGTTACAGAAAGTGGAGGCATACGAGAAATTACAAGCCCTCTATCCGGATGAACTGAAAAATCTATCCTTGCAAAAGTTCATGTTGATGGATATGACGGAGGCTAATAAGATGCTTTCTAAATCGATAGATGAGCGAACCATGGCCCAACAGCGCGCTACCGTAAACTCCATAGAGGATGAAATTGCAAAAAATAACCATCGAATCTCCCAGCTAGACAAGAAAAGTTGGATTGATACCAGCTTTTCGGAGGCATTTGAGTTACGTCGTTTACGAAAACGGAACGAGCAGTTGAAGATTGAGCATGATAAAGCGGTTGAGATAGTCGTACAAGGATTGAAGGCTCGTACGAAGGCGGAGGCGTTAGCTAGTAGCCAACAAGAGGAGGAAAAGGCGAAAATAGCTACACCTATTGATAAAAAGGAACTAGAAAAGCGAAAAAAGCTTCAAGACGAACTCCTATCCCTCCGCCGGCAGAACCAGCAATCCGAGATCGATCTGATGAAAGAAGGCTCCGCAAAGAAGATCGCCCAGATAAACCTAGACTATGACAATGAGATCGCCGCCATACTTACCAAGGAAAAAGAGTGGAAAGACGCTCAAGGCGGCAAACTGACTAAGGAACAGACCGTGGAGATTCGTACAGCCTTGGTGAACTCATACGTCAAACGGGAGCGATCGACCTCTAATGTGAATAAGGAACAACTGGAGGAAGAGAAACGTGCCATGAACGAGTATCTGAAAGAATACGGTTCTTATCTTGATAAGAGAGATGCTATCACGGCTCTTTATAACGAGAAGATAGCCAAGGCTACGACGGAAGGCGAGCGTAAGTCCCTTTCCGAGGCCATGAAAAGGGAACTGTCTGATCTCGACATAGAGGCGAGCAAGACGACTTCCGCTATCAGTCGGTTGTTCGGTGACATGAAAGACAAGACCCTCTCCGAGTTGGAGGCCATCAACCGGAAGGGGCGTGAAGCCTTGGAGTTCTTGAAAAGCGGTGTCTGGGATGAGAGCAAGGGCAAGGATTTCGGTATCACGAAAGAGACGTTTGAACTGTGGAGTAAATCACCCGATAAACTAAAAGATATCTCGGACGCGCTCAAGGAGAACAAGGAAGCCGCGGACAAGTTGCGCCCGGCATACGAGAAGGTCGCCAAAGGTCTGAAAGGCGTATTTGAGGCTGGTAACGATACGAAAAAGCTGCGACAGGCAATTGACGATATAGAGGAAGGGCTTGGCGAAATCATGCGGTCCGGGCAATTCCTCTCTGATACTTTCTCGAAACTCGGGGATTCGTTCGGTGGTGCGTTCGGTGAGATAGCCGAAGGCTTGAATGTGGCCATGGACGCGGTCAATTCCGCCATGGACGGGGCGAAAGCCGGTGCGATGTTCGGGCCGATCGGTGCGTCTGCCGGTGCTGCTATCGGGGTGGTCACATCCCTTGCCTCCTCTATCGCCAAGATCCATGACAAGAAGAACGAGAGTCGTATCCAGCGTTTGCAGGATCAGATCGACACGTTGGACAAGTCGTACGATAAGCTGGGCAGGTCCATCGAGAAAGCCTATTCCAAGGATGCCTCCAAGCTTATCGACCAGCAGAATAAGCTATTGGAACAGCAAAAAGTGCTTATCCAAAACCAGATCAAGGAGGAGGAGGACAAGAAGAAAACCGACAATGACCGCATCAAGGAGTGGCGGGACCAGATAGACGAGATCAATAACACCATAGCGGATAATAAGGAGGCCGGCAAGGACGCCATTTTCGGTAGTGACATAAAATCGGCGATCGACGATTTCGCCAACGCTTACGCCGACGCGTGGGCCGCCGGGGAGGACAAGGCGCGATCGGCCAAGGATCTCGTGAGGAAGATGATAAGGAACATGGTCACGGAGTCGATCAAGGCCGCCGCATCCGATCCCATGAAAGAGATCCGGGAGAAGCTGCTCGAGTTCTGGTCCGACGATTATATCAGCGACTGGGAACAGGATTATCTGGATCGGAAGGCGCAGGAGCTGGCCGACGACCTCGACCGTAAGTTTGGTTGGGCCGACAAATATTTCAATACCGGTAATGCGGTAGAGGAGGACGACGGGCGTACGGCCTCGTCCAAGGGCGTTGGCTCCATCTCCCAGGACTCCGCGGACATCATAGACGGTAAGATGTCGACCCAACTTATATTTTTAGATAGGACGTTGGTGCAAGTGACGGGTATAGCCGACCAGATGCGCTTCATCTACGACCTCCAGACAAGGGGCTGGAAGAACGTGGAGGCGATCAAGGACCTGTCCGGGAAGGTGTCGGAGAACACGGCCAAGGTAGCGGAGATCTCCGGACGTATAGAGGCCCTATCCGAGAAGATAGAGGCGAATACCAAGTCGGCGGCCTCCGGTATAAAGACTATTAACGACAAGGGGATATTAATGAGATCAAGATAATGATGGAGACGGTTAACGACATAATCAAATCGGCCCTCTCGCTCGGGGCGTGCAGTGGTTCTAACGGGGTGACGGACTGGAGAAGCCTCGTGTGGCTGTTCTTCAGCCCGCAGGGGCGTGAGTTTTGCGCGGAGAATGATTTCCCGTCGCTAGACATGTTCCGTGGCATGGCCGGTCACGTGATGCCCTACGGGGTGTACGTTGACTCCGGCCACGTGTACGTAACCAATCCCGGCAATATCGCCGTGATAGGTGATACGGATGCGGTGATAACGATAGACGATAACGAGCGTGTTCACAAGGTGATCCTCATGCACGGCGGCAAGGCTAGGGTCGTGGCGAGCGACTACGCCGTGATCCTGCTGGTGAATATCGGGGGAGAGGTTGAGATAAACAAGGATAATACCGTGGTGATCTTATGAGGGGTGAGTTATACATAGACGGCAAGGACGCCTACACCGATTTCGGCGTATGGATCACGGAGGGAGGTTACGACGGCCTTCTCCCGTTCCCCGAGCTGGTGGAACCGGATAGGAACGACTGGCCGGACGAGGACGGCATAGAGCCGGACTTGGAAAAGCCCACCTTGAAACCACGGGAGCTCAACATCACGTTCGTCCGCAGCGTGGACGGAAGATCCGCCGGCGCTCTCGTCGAGCACCTATCGAAGTCCGGGTATCACCTCTTCCGTATCCCCTCGCTGGGCAGGGAGTGGAGCTTGCGACTCATCCAGAGCCCGGCGTATGAGGATTGGGACACGTTGGAGGCCTTCACGCTCCGGTTCGCCGAGGACCGGCCCGTAAGACCCTCGTCCGTGGCGATCCCGGAGGGTAGAGCGTATGTTCCTCCATCCGAGTACGAGCTTGACGGCGTACCCTTGGATCGATACGGCGTGATGGTGACGGAGGGCCGGGACGAGATCATGAGATCCCCGACCGTGAAGACTAACCTATCCCGTACGGTACTGGACGTTGATGGTAGGATCTACGATGCCGGCAAGGTGGTGTATAATAGCAAGGAGGTCACTCTTGAATGCTGTCTCATCGCCGGCTCAATGACAACATTCTGGAGTTGTTACGACGCTCTGTTGGATGCCTTGATCCAGCCGGGCGAGCGTTCGCTGTACGTGGATTACAACGTGGAGGAATACCCCTGCTACTACAAGAGGACGTCCGGCTGGAAGCTTGAGAGCCTCCGGGGGCGTGTGGTGGTGACATTCAACCTCACGCTGGAGTTCACGGTGTTCCGGATGGATGGTATCGATTACCTGCTGGCTACCGAGGCCGGGGAACTGGTGGTCACGGAGGACGGGGAGTATTACATAGACTTGAACATATATGCCGATTAAGAAAAAGAAAATATCAGAACTCACGCTGGCTGACAGCCTTACCGGTCTGTACACGATCGGTTGCAAGATCATAGACGGCATACAAACCAGCGTGAAGGTGAGCCTCGGGACTATCCAGACGGCTTACGAGAACATGCTTACGGAGATCTCCAACGCCCGTGCCGCTACCAAGGCGGCCAATACGGCGGCCTCCAATGCCAACACCGCCAAGCTGAACGCCGAGGCGGCCACGTCAAAGGCTAATACGGCCACGGCGAACGCCATCACCGCGACAGGGAACGCCAATACCGCAACCGGTAAGGCTAATACCGCGGCTGATTTAGCCAATAAAGCTGCGGCTAACGCTAATGCCGCTCACGATGGGTTAGAGAAGATCAAGGAAGATACCGAGATCGCAACTAAAAACGCAAATGATGCGGCGAAATTGGCGAATGAGAAAGCTTCTTACGCCAACACGCAGGGTAACTTCGCCAAGACACAGGGTGACCGCGCGCAAGAGCTGGCCGACCACCCGTGGAAGGTTGGCGATAACGGCAACTGGTGGAAATGGGATCTGGATGGGGACAGGTATGTCGATACGGGCATCCTCGCTAAGGGAGGCGTCTTGTACCCGACCTTCACGATCAACCCCGCCGACATGACGCTGGTGATGTCCTACGAGGACGAGGTGTCACCAAACCTTGTCAAGCTCAACCAAGAGACCGGTGAGCTGTATTTGAACGTATGACCAAAAAAAGGAAGGAGGAATTATAATGAGTCAGATAGTATTGGGGAAGGTGGCGTTCGTCGATAAGGGCGTTTATGCCACGGCGAGTACGTACAACACCTTCGATTTCGTCGTCACGGATGATAGCTGCTACCTCTGTGTCAAGGACGGAAACAAGAACCACCCCTTGACCGATACGGCTTGGTGGAAATGTATCGCCCGTGGTACGCAGGCAACGGAAGCGGCCAAGACCGCCCTTGCGGAGGCGAATAAGGCTATCGAGGCCACGAGGAACGCTATCTCTGCTGCGGGTTTGGCTAACGCTAAAGCGTTGGAGGCTGGGAAACAGGCTGATTTGGCCGGTCGAGCATCTGATGAGGCTTTGGCTGCCGCTGTCGAGGCTGAGGCGATGATTTCCGAGGGCAATGCGCAGATCGCTTCCATGAAAGCGGCCGAGCAATCGTTGATGAGTCAAGCGCTTCTTGCCCCTACCCGTATGGAGCTGAAATATGTCAAGAGGATAACGTTAGGGAATGCCGTCGCCCAGAAGATAGCCGTGAGTCTTTTTCCAGCTTATGTATTACCTAATGTGATATTTCAACAGGCGTTTTATTCCGGTGATGCGTTGTACGTGGACCCACGTGGAAACTTGACTGTCTGTAAGACCGGCACGGCCACGATCCACGTTATCCCGTCGCATAACACCTCGTTGTCCCAAACGATAGTCATTGAGGTTACTGCCCCGGTCATTCGTAAGGCCGGTAGCGTGATGAGATTTTTATCCGGTAGCCGGATACGAAAGGTATAATTGTCTAACATTTTAATATACAGAATCATGTCATTAACAACAGCAGAGGAGGAGAAGGTACGCGCTATCATCACGGCCTTCGATAACGGCAAGACGATCGACCAGCTGCCCTTGGCCGACACGAGCCAGCCCTCCAAGTATTTGATCGAGGGAGTGTCCAAGGAAACGGGCGAGTCGGTTAAGATCCCTTTCGCCGACGCGGTATCGATCGTGAACAAGCACGTCGCTATCCGTCGCTGGAAACGTGGTCAGGGCACGCCAGTCGGCGAGGCTTACGGTAATATCGATTTCCTGCGGGATCTTCCCTCCGTGATCGGTCTGGGCTGCTACCTCGTGTCCGTTGACCGTAGCCGGCGTAAGCTTGACCCGACGAACCACCGTCGTTTCGCCGACGGCAGTCCCGCTGCCTTGGACGGCACGATGGGTGATTACCTGTGGTGCTGGAACGCCCACTACTACTCTTGGTGGGTTGACTCCACCTATTATTACGAGGCTGTCAGCCCGACCCCGATCGAGGGTCATTTGAACTATTACATCCCGGCCGGGGGTACGTCGGCCTTGGGAGCCGGCGTCATGGACCGTACGAGCGGCACGTTGGTCTCCGTCGTCAGTGACGATCCCCGTTATCGTGGCGGGAACAACGACGCGACGAGGGACGGGAAGCACAACACGCAGCTAGGCATGGTTGCCACGAACATGAACGCCGCGGCTTTCGGCACGGCCGCCCGCAAGAAGGGTGAGGGCTGGGAATCCGGCTGGTTCGTCGCGAACAGCGTCGTCGGTTATCTCTACCGCCTTATCATGGGTACCCGTGATTGCCAGTCCGCGTTGAACCCGGTAAAGGACTCCAATGGCCTATATCAGGGCGGTACCGGTAAGGGAGTTACGGAATGGTCTTGGGATCCTTGGTCGAGCCATAACGGTGGTTATCCGATTATTCCGACGAGCGTAGGGATCGAGTTGGGGGACTCGGTCGGCGTGAGCGACTACGCCGTGAAGGGCTCGGACGGTGGTACCGTCCACCAAGCGCACGTCCCTTGCTTCCTCGGCTTGAAGAACTTCTACGGACATATCGGTCTGATCGAGCGTGGCTCCTTGATAAACAAGCTGTCCGACGGTAGCGGAGATTATTATGTCGCCCCGTCCCTTTACTCGGCTTTCAACATCAACTCGATCGAGGGTCTGATAAAGGCCGCGAGGGTTCCTAAGAACGATCCCAGTGGCTGGAAATATATCACTGAGCTCAGTATGCAGAACCTATGCTCCGCCCCGACTGTCGCCTCCGGCAGCTCCAGTACCTATTATTGCGACGGTTGGTATAACGACAACGCTATTTCCGGCCTTCGCTGTTCGTTCCGTCGTGGTCATGCGAACAGCGGTGCTAGTGCCGGCTTAGCGTACCTCAATGGTTACAG